AAAAACAAATAGAGAGTTTAGAGAGGTGTTCCTGTGAAAAAAGAACCAGATTGGTTTGATGATTTAAACTTAAAAGCGGCAAAACATTTAGTAAAGCTTGGCGTGATTAAAGATTGGAAGAAAGCATATCAAAATATGACAAAACGAAAAAACAAAAGAGAAAGGTCAAAAAAATGACTCAGATACCTATGTTTCAACCACCAAGTGAGTGGACACCACCACAAAATATTCCTGATTTAAGTCAAGCAAAAGAGATAGCGATTGATTTGGAGACTAATGATATTGGATTAAATACAGGCATTGGCCCTGGCTGGCCTGTTAAAAAAGGTTTTGTAGCTGGCGTTGCATTATCAGTGGAAGGTTGGTCTGGTTATTTTCCAATAGCACATGAAGGAGGTGGTAATTTTGATGTTAAAATTTTTACAGGGCAATTGAAAAAAATTTTAGAGCTACCTTGTGATAAAATTTTTCATAACGCTATGTATGATGTCGGGTGGTTACACTCTATGGGTCTTAAGGTTCATGGTCGCATTATTGACACAATGATTGCAGCACCTTACGCTGAAAAAGATACAGATCTAACTTTAAAATTATGGCAGTATTTTAAAACAGAACTAACAAAGCAAGATCTAAATAGTATTTTTGATTTAGAAACGAAACTTTTTCCTATACTGTTTGACATGAAAAAGAAGGGGGTGCGTATTGACCTGGATCAAGCAGAGAAAACAAAAAACTTTTTTGCTAAACGAGAAAAAGAAATACTTAGTAAAATCCTTAAAGATACAGGGGTCGCAGTGGATATCTGGGCTGCAGCTTCTGTTGCGAAAGCTTTTGATGCAAAAAAAATTAAATACGAGCGTACTGAAAAATCTGGTCAACCTAAGTTTGATAAAAATTTTCTTACAACTCACCCTAGTCCTCTTGCTAAAATGGTTGTTGAAGCTCGTGAGATTAATAAAGCGAGAACCACCTTTATTGATACTATCCTCAAGCATACGCACCGAGGGAGGATACACGCAGAGATCCACCAAATGCGGTCTGACCAAGGAGGAACTGTAACTGGCAGATTCAGTTATAGTAATCCGAACTTACAGCAAATACCTGCGAGAAATAATGTTATTGGTCCTAAAATAAGAAGTTTATTTATCCCTGAAGATGGTTGCAAGTGGGGAACTTTTGATTACTCGCAACAAGAACCACGTATCACGGTGCACTTTGCACAGTTAACGAATGGTGGTTTACCTGGCAGTGATCAAGTTATTGATGCATATGAAAACGATGATGCAGACTTTCATCAAGTTGTTGCTGATATGGCAGGTATTGATCGTAAAACAGCAAAAACTATAAATCTTGGAATGATGTATGGTATGGGCAAAGGTAAACTTGGATCAGAATTAGGATTAGATGAAGAAGACACTGCAGATCTTTGGAAGCAGTATCATAAACGTGTACCTTTTGTAAAAGAGTTGGCTGATAAAGTTTCAGCTAGAGCTCAAGATGTAGGTTTTATTAGAACATTACTTGGTCGCAAATGTCGTTTTGATTTATGGGAACCAAATTTATTTGGCATAAATAAACCATTACCACATGTTGAAGCCATGCGTGATTACGGTAAAAATATTAGACGTGCATTTACCTACAAAGCTTTAAATAAACTAATACAAGGATCGGCAGCCGATCAAACGAAACAAGCTATGATAGATCTCCATGAGGAAGGGTTTCTTCCTCATATCCAGGTTCATGATGAATTGAATCTCTCTGTTGAAAATCCCGATCAGTATTCGGTTATAAAAACCATAATGGAAAATTGTGTGTCACTCAAGGTCAAATGTAAAGTAGATGTTGAAATTGGTGAAAGTTGGGGTACTATTAAAGAGTATGATAAAGACATTTCTTCTGGTGGTTAGTTTGTGGGGTTTTAACGGAGAAGCATGGGTTTATACAGGTAATCAAATGGTATACCAGCATAAGTTTGAAAAATTAGAAATATGTCAGGAAATGGGCAGAAAATTTATGAAATTTGACATCAATAAATATTTTACTTTTAAGGTACAATGCATTGAAGATATTAGAAAAGATATTTGACTATTCATATAATATCCCATATATTACATATATGAATATAGAAAAGTACAAAAGTGTTGCAATTCACAAAGAAACGTATGATAAGATACGCAAAATTGCAAAAGAGGATTATATGAGCATTAACAATTTCATCAGGAAACTTGTTGATAAAGAGCATATGAAATTTAAAGAAAGAAAGAAAGAGGAGAACGGATTGGCGGATTAAGTGAAATTACCAGATAGTCCGATACGAAAAGTACATGAATGTTACGATTGTAAACGGGTGTCTGTGAAGTTCTACGATCCAAAATATAATTGCAGTTACAGTATAAAAGAATGGGAAAAGATACTTGAAGAGGGTAACAAAGCCATTGTTAAACTATTAGAAATGCACGATCCAAAGTTCTTCTCCTAAAAGGGAGAGAGATGAGAAAGGAGTCTATATTACCAAAATTTAAATATAAGGCAAAGTATGGCAGATTATACACACATGAGGTTTGTAAAGACTGTTCTAGAGAATATCTTTGTGATAATATGATCCAAGATAAAATTAATTATGAATTGTGGCGTTGTATTAAATGTTACAATTTTAGAAATAAAGATAGGAGAGAGTATGGAATCAATTGAAGGTAGAAACGTGACTGATTATGGGCAGTTAGATAATGCTATTAGAGAAGTTGCAAAAAAATATACATACCAAGAATTTTTAGACGAAGACACGATAGAGCTTTGTGATGATTTATTACATGTCATAAATACAAATCCTGATTATCGTTATTTACGTTTATTTAAATTTCACGAATTAGAAAATGAAATAGTTTCGTTTAAAGAAATTTGTTTTAATAAACATCAGGCAGAGAGGTGGTTGCCATGGATAAATGAACAAATGGATAAAATAAGTAATAAAGCACTTGAACGTGAAGCTGATGAATTACGAAAAAAAATTGCTAAGAAAAAAGAAAAAAAATTAAATAAATTGCTTAATGGTAAATAATTATGGCTAGATCTTTAAAGTTACGTTTAACTGATGAATTTGATGATGTTAGAAGTAAAGTGATGCGTGATCCACGGACCAGGGAAGAGTTGTTAGATCGTTATAAATACCACCGTCTTGAAGATATAATAAAGAAGCGTTATGGCACGAATTATTATTTACGTATCACGAACCATGGAGCAGTTGTTGAGTGATTTGTTACAATTGCAAGGGTAATGGTTATGTCAAAATTAGATTTGAATGTGAAGAAGCAATTACACAATGCAAAGTATGTAACTCAACGGGCGAAACAAAGAATGATGAATTCTATCACCAGTCTTGGAACGACAGCGCAGGGGCACCAAGCTTATACTACGGTCCGCCACTTGACGTACAAGGAGATGAAGGATTTAAGAACTACAAAATTTATGCCAAGTAAAGTTAAACAGTTTAAGGGTGAACCACCCTTTTAAAGTCGGGATAGGGGAAGCTTTCAATGGCTACACACAGCTGTGTCTTAGACGAAGATGGTTCGGCACCCCAACTCCCAAGAGGGCCATCTAAGGCCCCGTGTTCATAAGAATGCCGTTAAACCATCATAGTGTGCGGGGAAGAGAGCTAACCTCTTCCCCACTTATAGATACTTTTAGCCCTAACCAATTTAATATTAGTCATTACCCCCCTGTTACACACGTTACAGTGTTACAATAAACTAAATTATTGATATTATTACTTTTTTATGTAACACCACTGTAACATCAAATAATATTACATGTTACACTATTGGGATATTTTAATCCGAAATGAGATTTATATAAAATAGTAGGGTTAAATAGAACTATACCTTTTTAAAAAAATGCATATAATTAGGATATTATGCCAAAAATTAGAGAAAATTTAAGTCCAAAACAAAAGGCATTTGTTGAGATCTTTTGTGCAGAAAATGGTAGATTAACACCTACAGAATGTGCAAAACAAGCCGGTTATTCAGAAAAAAGTGCAACTGCAGCAGCTTGTAATCTTCGTAATCCAAAATATTATCCTAAAGTTGTAGAAGCAATTGAAAATTTACAAAGAGAATATGCAGAGGCAACAAAAGTTGATGTTGTAAGACACTCAAGAGAACTAGCTAGATTAAGAGAAAAAGCTGTTGAAAACGGACAACTTGGGCCAGCTGTTGTTGCTGAATATAGAAGAGGTCAGTTAGCAGGATTTTATGTTGATAGAAAAGAAGTTGTCACTGCATCTCTAGATAATATGACCAGGAAGGAACTTGAATCAAAATTAAAAGAGATACGTGACAATAATATTGTTAATGCAGAATATGAAATCATCGATGCAATTGAAGATAAACATAAAGAATCAACACAATAACACCTAACCAATTAAATATAAGATATAAAAGCATTTAATCCCTTTCATTTTCTTTGACATTAATTATTAATTCAATGTCTCTTGTAGCCCATTCACCATTAACAGTTTCATGCCACTGCTCTAGTAAAGGCACTAACTTTTTTAAATCAATGCCATCATCTCCTTCTAATTTACACAGCAACTGATTCTTTTTATTTTTACCATTAGTCCACTTTGTACCAATGTTGTTAATTACAAATTTATCTATATGCATATTGTCTCCTCCTCTAATATTCCATATTTGTCAGATGTTAGACCTTTTTTTACTTGCTCAATATAACAATCCTCACAAAGATTATCTCCATCATCATTAAACATATTGTCGGCTGTCAATTCTTTGCATTGATCACATTCTTCACATTGACATTCAAAACAAAGATAACCCTCATACTTATCATCTTCAGCAGGAATTCTATTAACAAAACGTCCACTTCCAAATTGGGTGTCCTCATGACACCCAATACACTTTTGTCCTATATTAACAGTCATACTGTCTCCTCCTCTAGTTTTTCATCATTGTAATATTCTTTTGCAATTCTAAATTCATTTTCAAAATCATACTTGTTATCTAAACTTTCATGATCAAAATAATGATCGCAATAATGCATTACGTCAGTAATAATCTCAGCAGGTCTTGAAAATGAAATTTTTTTATTTTTTTTAAAACCAATTAACTTTTTAATTTTCTTTGCTCTTTCTTTGTTAGTCATTTTTAACTCCCCATAAACGATTTGCATATTTTTGCATGGTTTCTTCTTGTGTATCACCATTGGGTATAACTTCAATGATGTCATTGGTATAATCTGAATTGTTTTCATCAACATCTCGACCACCCATACAAATGTCAATTGCTTCTTCCTTATTTTTTGCCTCAACATTTTTCCAAATGTCTTGCATTTTATAAGTTTGTATTACTGTAAATTTTGGCATATTATCCTCCTTTTTGATAATTGTTCGATAAGATATGAAAGCAATCATCACAGACTGCTTCATAAATTCCCATGCAATAATTATATGATTCTTCACACTCGCCTTGCCAATACATTTCTGTATCCCACATGACAATCGTATTGCATCTTTCACAAATGTTTAAATCATCATGAATATCTTTAATGTCAAGATCACTACTAAACTCATTGATGTTATGATAATGCACATCTTCTAATTCTAATTGTGTTTTCATAATTATCCTTTCTCTATTCTACCTCCTCTATTCCATCACAACTTAAAACTTTTAATGTTTCATCTTCTTTTATGACCTCAACATCTCCGTTTTGAATCATTTCTTCAGCTTCTGTTTCGTCTTTAGCATCTACGTAATAGGTTCTTATAATAGATAGATGCTCTACTTGTTTAAATTTTTTCATGTTGTTTTCCTTTCTTATTTAATACCTAACCTGTGAAAATTATCTTCACCTTTAACAAATGTTTTTCTGTCATTAGCTAACCAACCAATAACACCATAGTATTGTCTTTGTTCTATGTGTAACCAGATCAAAGTTGGTTTTGGTTTTTTAAAAATTTTAAATAATTTTTTAATCATTTTTAACCACACTTTCATTGTGATCATATTGCAAAAAATTATCAATCATATCAGCAAGAATACCAAATTCATCTTCTGGTGATTTATCTGACCAATCATTAATTTTTCGATTAGTTTTACAAATACCACTTAATATTAATAAAAATTCTTTAGCTGTCATATTTTCATTAGTCATATTTTTCCTTTCTTTGTGATACTGACCTCCCTTTTTAAAGCACTTATCGGAACGCTAGTCGGTGTCGGTTTTATACACTTTCACAGTATCACAATAGGTATATAATATTAAATGGGATTAAATGCAAGAATATACTTGTATTATTTTTTATAATGCTTATATGGTGTTTAAGGTTAGTTGCCGACAATGAAAAGTTGAAAGAAACATTAGCAGGATAACGGCTGTAAAAATATTCCTGTCTC